CTTGGCTTAAGTCCGTTTCGGTCGTGAAACCAGATAACGGTGACCCAAGCTGGTTTTCGATATCATTCCTGGTCACCCGGTATTCGTAAAGGCATACAGTTGGCGGTGCAGGGCACGGGTGAATCGGAATCTTGAACTCAACCCAATCGGCATTCTCAACTAACGCGAGAATATAGGCGCCGTTGCGAATGTTTGATGGCGTGTCTGGCGGCATAATTCTATGTGAACCATCAGCTTGCGCGGTGTCGCCTTGGTTAATGGTTATTCCGTAAGGCCGCTCCGAAGTGGTGAGCGCGAAGCTATCAATCGGATTCTCCCAATCCAGATGGTTGATTATGGCTCCAACGGCTGAATTGTCGCCAACTAAGGTGCCCCGATGGGTTGAAAAGAAATCGGTGGCGGCTTGGGCTGGTTCGCTGGGAGGGGCAATAACGGTTTCAGCGCCCCGGTTGTCGCAACCCGCCAAGAAACCAAGTGCCAGGGCGCACAACAGGGCGCCGCGCAACATCCTTTTCAACATGCCGCAATACTATCTGTTTGGAATTGAGATTGTCACGTCTTACGAATTCATAAAAGATGTAATGAAAAAATAGTTATTAGTGCTATGTATCTCTAGGTATTAGCGCGGTATTGTCTTGCTATTACATTTTATTAGAGCGAACATGTAATTACTGGAAAACAAACAGACGATTTGGAAAAGGTGATTAGAATGTTTGAATTCACAAAAGGCCATAACGGAGCCTGGTACGCCAAAGCGGAATGCGGCGAATTCACGGTAACGGTTCACACTAAGGCTTGGGACGAGAAAGCCACCCGCACCCGCCTCTACGTTAGCGGCGAGGCCGACGTCGACTTCACCGCCGCTTACGAGGCCGATTACGCCGACGGTGGCCCCAACCCGCGCGGTGAACGCCCAGAGGTCGACAAGCTGTACGACCAACTGAACCGTCAAGTGGTACGCAACAAGAAGGCCCTGCTGGCCGAAGCTAAGCAACAAGAACCAATCGCCAACTTGCTGGGCGAGGCCAAGATGACGTTCAGCCGCAAGGCCGGTTGCTCGTGTGGTTGCTCCGCCGGGTACATCCTTGACCGGATGCTAACCGTGCAAACCGCCCAAGGCCAAAAGCCAGTATCCAGCATTTGGATTGAGCCCACCAAAAAATAACCGGCCCTGGACTGCCTTACTGCACGAATCGCCAAATGGCGATAGTGATCGCTACTGGCACGTCACCATTGGTGCTTTCGGTTAGGAAGTCCAGCCGGTCATTTGGTTGGATATCAGCTATTCGCCCAGCGGACTCAGATAGCACCACTTGGGAGTTGGCCTTGATGACGGTAACCCTGGTTTCGGGCGTGACCTGCACAAACTGTGGTTCATCGTCCCGGTTTGTTCCAGTAACTACGGTGCCATCGGCCATCACTTGGACTTGCAGCATGTTTAGTTCCAGAATGTCGCCGTCAATGCTGGTTACGAATCCGGATTCCATACCCTCGGCTGTCGCAGTGCCAATGGGTTGACCTTGGGTACCACTGCCGGTAACCACTACGGTTCCTGTGTTGCCGATTTGAGGCATCCCAATCGCTTGACCTAGTTTATCTGCTCGCGCAGATACCCCGCCGTGGTAAAAGAAAAAGAACCCGGCAGTTGCCAGTGCCAGCGAAGCAGCGCCTAACCTTTGCGGTAGTGATAACGCCGCAGTAGGACGCTCCTCCCGACCAGAGATTGCGCGGTGGCAATTGGCGATGGCTTGGTAAACTGCGTAACCGACTATGGCGCCAAGAGTGTTCATTAGTAAGTCATCTACGGTTACCGCGCGCACGGTAAAGAGTTGGGAAAACTCAATCGTCAGCGATAACACGAACCCAGCCAGCGCGACCGCTCGCCAAGACCGGAAGTTCGGCCACAACATAGGCAGGAGCACCCCGAGCGGCGTCATCATGATTATGTTCAGAATTGAGGACGCCGGGTGGGTGAAAATCGAAATTGGATTCAGATCAATACTGCCGAGGTGGTCTGCGCGTAAGCCCCAGATGGTGGCGAAGCCGGTAAAGCTAAATACCAAGGCAAGGTACAGCAGCAGGGCGACGAGTTTGACCCAGTAGGTCTTCGGCAACCGGGTACCGGCATAGTACCGGAAGGTGCCAATGGTTACCGGAATTGCTAGGCACGCAAAAACGTAAAGAGTGCTTAAGGAAAACAGCAGCGCCGGGACGCGGGCTAACGACAGTAGAAAATGGGGCACGGGGTCTCACAGAGGTTGACGAACAGAGCTTTCAGCAACGTTACAGAAAATCCTTAACAGCATCCACTAAGTGGCGCTTAACCAACCGGCACCCGAGATTTCGGGGCTTTTCTTATGGCAGGAGGTGGCGCTTTGGCTGAATGGAAATACCAACCCACCAATTTGATGCTGCCGACCTCGCATTATGACAAGCGGCGGGCTGATTTCGCGGTGGCGTTTATTTCGATGTTGAAGCACACCACGGGCGAATGGTATGGGAAGCCGTTTGGCCTGATGCCGTGGCAGGAGCAGATTATCCGAGACATTTTCGGAATCGTAGATGCCCAGGGTTACCGGCAGTTCCGCACCGCCTATGTGGAGATTGGTAAGAAGAACGGCAAGTCCGAACTGGCAGCAGCCATCGCCTTGTATTTGCTGTTTGCTGACGGTGAGGCGGGGGCTGAAGTTTACTCCTGCGCCGCCGACATCAACCAAGCCAGCATCGTATTCAATACGGCTAAGGCGATGGTGGAACAATGCGGCGACCTGAACAACCTCGCCAAACTGATCCCATCAACAAAGCGCATCGTGTTCAGCCATACCAACTCGTTTTACCGCGTCCTGAGTTCGGAAACTAAAAGCAAGCAGGGCTTCAACGTGTCGGGGCTGATTTTTGATGAGTTGTTTGCCCAGCAGACGCGCGACCTGTTCGACACCATGACCAAATACACCGGCGATGCTCGCCGCCAACCCCTCTACTTCCTGATTACGACCGCTGGCCGGGATAAAACCAGCATTTGCTATGAGATTCACGTTAAGGCCAAGGCGGTGCTGGACGGCACCAAAATCGACCCCAGTTTCTACCCTGCGGTGTTTGGTATTAACGATGATGACGATTGGCAGGATGAGGCGGTGTGGCGGCGGGTGAACCCCAGCATTGGGGTGACGATTCCGATGGAGACCGTGCGGGCGGCGTTCGAGCAAGCCAAGCAAAACCCAGCCGAAGAAATGCATTTCCGCCAATTCCGGCTCAATGAGTGGTGTAACGCTGATATCCGGTGGATGCCGATGGATAAATGGGATGCGTGCGGTGAAGACCTGGACTTGGAGGCGTTGGAGGGGCGGGATTGCTATTGCGGCCTCGACCTGTCATCTACCGGCGACCTAACCGCGCTCGTGCTGGTATTCCCGCCAGTTGGCGATGACACGAAGTACACGGTGCTGCCGTTCTATTGGCTCCCCGAAGACGTCATTGACCTACGCTCCCGCCGGGATCATGTGCCTTATCAGGTTTGGAAAAAGATGGGGGTGTTCAATACCACCGAGGGCAACGTGGTCGATTACGACTACATCGTCGCATTCATCGCCAAACTGTCCGAGCAGTACCGCATCCGCGAGATTGCCTACGACCGCTACGGCGCTGAGAAAATCCGGCGCGACCTTGAAGAGTTGGGTGCGGAGCATGGGTTCACCGTGTTCCCGTTCGGGCAAGGCTTCCTGTCCATGTCACCAACCAGTAAAGACTTCTACCAGTTCGTAATGGAGGGCAGATTACGGCACGGCAAGCATCCGGTACTTGATTGGAATATGGGTAACACCATCGTTGACCAGGACGCTGCCGGGAACATCAAACCCAACAAGAAAAAGTCGACCGAGAAGATTGACGGCGTAGTGGCCATGATTATGGGCCTGGCCCGGGCCACCATCGGCAATAAAGAGAATTCAGTTTATGACGAAAGGGGCGTGCTATTCATATGAAACTCCCAGCCCTTTTCCGCCCTAAACCCCAACCAGCCCACGCGGCCAAACCAGCTAACGTGGTTGGTGGTGGTCAGCAGTTCCTAGTTGGCCCCACCGCATCGGGGAAACTAGTCAACGAGCATACGGCCATGCAAACCAGCGCGGTTTACGCGTGCGTGCGCATCCTGTCGGAATCCATCGCTTCACTGCCGCTGCACATTTACCAGCGCAGCGACGATGGCGGCAAAACACCGAAACCGGGCCATCCGTTGTTCCGGTTGCTGCATGATGAGCCGAACCCCGAAATGACTTCGTTTGTATTCCGCGAAACCCTCATGTCCCACCTACTCTTGTGGGGTAATGCCTACGCGCAAATCATCCGGGACGGCAGAGGTAATGCGGTGACGTTGTATCCGTTGTTGCCGGATCGAATGGCCGTAGACCGTGGCCCCACCGGGGAAATCATCTACACCTACCAAGGCGACAAAGGGCAAGCCAAGCTAACCCGTGAGCAGGTGCTACACATTCCTGGCCTCGGGTTTGATGGGCTGATTGGGTATTCACCGATTGCGATGGCGAAAAACGCGGTAGGCATGAGCCTGGCGACCGAGGAGTACGGGGCGAGGTTCTTTGCCAATGGCGCCAACCCCGGCGGCGTACTGGAACATCCCGGCACGATTAAAGACATTACCCGGGTGAAAGAATCTTGGAACGCTGGCTATCAGGGCAGCAGTAACGCTCACAAGGTGGCTTTGTTGGAAGAAGGGATGAAGTTCCACCAAATCGGCATCCCACCCGAACAAGCCCAATTCCTAGAAACTAGAAAGTTCCAAATCAACGAAATCGCGCGGATATTCCGGGTGCCACCCCACATGGTCGGCGACCTCGAAAAATCCAGCTTCTCCAACATCGAGCAGCAATCCTTGGAGTTCGTGAAATACACCCTCGACCCCTGGGTAATCAGATGGGAACAATCCCTAACCCAAGCCTTACTACTGCCATCGGAAAAGCAATCGCTATTCATCAGGTTCAACCTAGATGGGTTATTGCGCGGTGATTACGAATCGCGGATGAAAGGGTACTCGACCGGCATCCAAAACGGCTTCTACTCCGTAAACGACGTCCGAGCCTTAGAAGACCTGAACCTGCTGACCGAGGCTGAGGGCGGCAACCTGCACGTCCTTAACGGGAACATGGTCAAACTAAAAGATGTCGGCGCCGCTTATGTAAAGCAGGAGCCAGTCAAGCAAGAACCACAGAAACAGGAGGCTAAGCGTGAAAAGTAAGTTTTGGAACTGGATTAAGAATGAGGCCGACGATGACGGCACCGCCACCCGCACGCTCCACCTCGATGGGGTGATTGCCGCCGAGACGTGGTGGGGCGACGAGGTTACTCCGGCACTCTTCCGCAATGACCTGTTCGCCGAAAATGGCGACATCACCATCTGGCTCAACAGCCCAGGCGGCGACTGCATCGCAGCATCACAGATTTATTCGATGCTGATGGATTACCCACATCAAGTCACGGTCAAGATTGACGGCATCGCCGCCAGCGCTGCTTCGGTGATTGCGATGGCGGGCACCAAAGTCCTGATGGCACCAACCGCGCTAATGATGGTTCACAACCCGCTCACGGTGGCAATCGGTGATAGTGAAGAAATGCAAAAAGCCATCGCCATGCTCGGCGAAGTCAAGGAAAGCATTATCAATGCTTATCAACTGCGCACCAACCAGAGCCGCACTCGGATTAGCCACCTGATGGATGCGG